GGACTTCATTGACTTTCAGGCCCGTCAAAGCCCGCGTGATGGCATCGTCGTCTTTCGTCGGGCTGCTGACGCTCATGTTATTGAAGGCGCCCACCACCGAGAACCACAGCGTCTGCGGCAACGCCAGGGTCGCGGCGAAGACCTGGCGCTGCTGGTAGTAGGTCGAGCACTGAGGGAAGGTCGTCGGGTCCGACGTGACGGTCGGCGTCAGCACGCCGCCGCTGCCAGTGCCGTCGAACACCTGGACGAAAGGCGCCACGAAATACCAGAAATATCCGCTGCCCGGATTGCCGACCGTGCAGCCGACAATCGCGCCGCCCGACACCGAGAGGGAGAGTGTGGCGGCGATGGCGTAGCCCTCGGGCGCAGTCACGATCGCATACGCGCCGGCGTGGTATCCCGAACCGCCCGACAGGACAGTGGCGCTGTCGATGTGATAGGTGCCGGGTCCGTCCGGATTACTGGGATTGACGGGATCACCCGCGAAATTGAGCTGGATTGAAGCGCCGCTGCCGCCACCGTCCGAAACCTGCAGGCTCGTGTTCAGGCTGTAGTTGCGGCCCGGGGTGTTCACATCCACCGACGTGATGGCGCCGCCCGAGACGTGCGCCGTGAAGGTGGCGCCGGTGCCGGATTGGTCGATGGCAATCACGTTGGGCGAGCTGTAGCCCGAGCCGCCGTTCTTGACGGCGACCGCCGTGATCGTCCCCAGCCCGAAGGGGTTGCGCGCCTGCGGCGGCGTGTTGCCGACGTCGGGATTGAGATTGCTGTCGGTCCAGCTGTTGGTGTTGACTTGGGCGACGAAGCCGTAGATGGAGCCTTTCGCCTTATAGACGTTGTAGTTCGTGCAGCCGGCCACGGCCGTCCAGCTGAAGGATGAACCAGAACCGGAGACCGCGCTAGGCAGGCTCTCCTCGCCGTTACCGTCGTTGATGGCCGTCACCACAATGACCGATCCCGTCCCGGTCGTGACCGTCAGGTTCTGCGGGGCCGGCGTGACCGGTGCGAAGGTGATCGCCGTCAGCTGCCACGCCGCGTGACCGGTACGGGTGAGCTTGCGCGGTGCGTACTTGGAGTGCGTGAGCGTCATGGTGTCGGCGCTCTGCACGTACTTCAGCGTCGGCAAGTCGGCGAGCGCATAGGGGGTAGCCAGCGTGAAGCGCACGCCCGATCCAGGGCTGGTCTCGACGAAGCCCCACGTGGTGCCGTTGAACATCACCACCTGCATGGTGAAGTCGCCGAACACCAACGCGTAGTTCTGGCCGGCAGGGCTCGCGCGGAAGCAGAACGGGATCAGCCGGTGGCGCTTGCTCGAGGCGTCGACCTCGCCAATGAAGCGGGTGCCCGGCCGGTTGCTGGCGCCGCCATGCGGATGAACGAGGACATTGAGCATCGTGCGCGCGCCGATGTGGAACTTCGCAAGGTCGACGCGGCCGTACAGGAACGGCGACAGCTCGCCGGCGGCGAACGACGGTTGAATGAGGTTGGTGGTCATCGGCCGATCGCCTGGCAAGCCTGGCCGATCTCTAGCGTGCCGTCGTCGTAGCCGCGCGCGGTGAGGCTCTCCGGCAGGTAGGCGCGGTTGAGGGCCGAACCCTCGTTGGCCATCGCCGCGGCGGCGTCACGGATCGCGGCCTGGCGCATCTGCGCGAGCCGCACCAGGCGATCCTCCTTGCCCGTGAGCTCGACACAGACACGAAAAGCAAGGTCGTAGGCGAAGGCATCGGTGAAACCCGCGTCCCAGCGCGACGGGTCAGTCACGCGCGCAGTATAGATCGCGCTTAGCGGACTGGCGTTGGTCAGGATCACGTTGATATAGGCGCCGCTCGAATCTTTATCGGCCGCGACCTCGCAGAACGTCTCGGGCAGCAGTAGGAGTGGCACATCGTTCAGGCGGCGGATGCGCACGCAGTCGACCGGCAGTGCGTATTTGTAGACCCAGCGCGCCGGAGGGCTTTGCAGTTGGCCGAGCTGGCCGGTGATGCGCGCGAAGTTCCAGTCGAAGGCACGCAGCAGGCTGTCGCGCGCCAGGGCGAAATGCGTCGCGCAGGCGGTCGCTTCTGCCGAGCCCTCGTCGAGGCTTGCGATCTTGCTGCGCGTACCACAATGAGAGATGGCAGCGTTACAGATGTCACTGATCGAGGCCATACGCTACTCCGGCCAAAAGGAAGGATCGGAGGAGGACGTTCGCCCTCCTCCGTTACGTTCGATTCGGCTCAGGCCGCGTAGGCGCGGGCGTAAGCCGGCTGTAGATCGAGCGACGGCACCAGGGACGCTTTCAGCACGCCGCCGGTCATGACCGCCGTGGCGATCACGTAGTTGAGGCGGATGAAGCGTAGCGTGCCGCCCGGCACCTCACCCGGCAGGAACTTGTAGCCCTGCACCAGCGACGCCACGGGAATGGCATCGGACTGGGCCAGCGTCGACCACGAGCCCGGCAAGCCGGAGCCGTTGTCGGGCGCGGTCTGGAACTGCACCTGCAGCGTCGCCGAGCCACCCGATGTAAAGGCGGTCGCGACTTGGCAGAGCAGCATCAGCTGGTCGGTCACCGCGCCGCCGATGTCGCGGGCGATGCCGAGGTCGATGATGTTGGTCGAAACCGTGCTGCCCAGCGCAGTCGGGGTATCGCCGGTGTCGGCCGAGAACTGGTTCTGTTTGTCCAAGAGCATGATGTTTCTCCGGGGTTTCGGCTCGGGTCAGACGACCCTCGCCTCCGCGTTGGTGATCTGGTCGCAGATGCGGATCGGGACGCCACGAAAGGCCGTGTAGGGCTTCGAATCGCGGGTCTCGATCGTCAGGAAGTTGTTGGTCTTGGCCATTGCCTGGGTGTCGAAGGCGGTGCGTACCGTGCGGTTGCAGTAGAATGAGAAGTTGACCTGGCCTGGCTTGGTGCCCGTGCCGCCGGCCGCACCCGGGGGCGGTGAGCTTCCCGCCGCGCTGATGAACGGCACTTTGTTCACGGCCGTGATCAGGAAGTTGATCAGGTTCGACGTGGTGACCGCGCCGGCCGTCACGTTGATGTTGGCGACGCGCACCACGAACCGCCAATCGCGCACCGAGAGGCCGCAGTCCCACTTAACGTGGGTACGGTAGCCTTGGTAGACGTTGTTGTTGGCATCGTAGAGCGGCACCTCACCGAGATCACGCACCTGCAGGCCGGCCTGGCTGACCTTGGGGAACAGGCCATGCACCGTGTTCTGGCCCCAGCCGACCAGCCAAATCGAGCTGTTGGTCGAGCCCGAACCGCCGGCATCGATGACGTTGCCGGCGGTCGCGCTGTTGGCGGTGTTGACCGTATTGAAGCGCGGCCCCAGACCGACGAACCGCTCGGGGGACGCCGTCGTGTTACCGTAGAGCACGGTCTGCTGCATGGTTTGGTTCATCGCCTCGATGAAGGCCATGTCCTCGCCGAGCCGGAATTCAGCGGTGTTGCCGTTGAGGTCCGCCAGCGCCTTGTCGATGTCCGAATAGGACTCGAGCATGCCGGTGGCGTCGCGTACCTGGGCAGTGTTGCTCTTGGACTTCTGCACGCCGTAGTTCAGCAGACGCCAGGTCGCCGTCGGCAGGCCGGTGCGCACCGTGGTCTTGTGGCCGGCGCCGTCGTTGCACTGCATCCACAGCATATCGCTCAGCATCTCATTGGTCTGGCCGAGCAGTTCGATGACCGCGGCGGGAGTGCCACCGGGATCCAGACGCGTCGCCCACTCCGCGAGGGTCAGCGCCGAAGATGAAAGGGTTGCCATTTACGCTACTCCTGAAGGTTTCCTAGTCGACGCTGCCTTTGGGCTGAGCGCCGTAGATGACTTCGGCCGGCGACCTCGGAGCGACCGGCGGGGCGCCATTGCCCGGCCGGAACCTGTCCTCGGCGATCATCTGGCCGATGCGAGCGAAAGCCTTCACGATGGCGGGGTTGTTGCCCGCGCCGGTGAGGTCGAGCGCTTCGCGAAGTCCCGGGATAGCAAGGCGATCGATCGCGCGGGTGGCCGAGGCAATCGTTGCCTGCAGCCTCTCGCCGCCGATATCGGGATCTGCCTTGATCTCCGAGACCCATTTGTTCTGCAGGTCGACGAAGGCGCGCAGACCCGATTCGGCCTGGGCTTTCTCGCGCGACACTGCAAGATCGATGAATTTCTGCGCCTGCTCCTGGTTGAGGCCGGAGTCGGCGAACAAGGTCGAGGCCGCCTTGAGCGAGTCGCTGTCGACTGTGGCGCCTTCGGGCAGCTTGAAGTCGCTGTACGTCGGACGATCCGCCGGCTCAGGGCCGAGCAAGGAGCTCTCGGCCGCAGGTGCGGGCGTGGCTTGCGCAGGCGCTACGCTCGGAGTGGGCGTCGGGGCTTCAGGACTCGGTGTCGGCGCGGTCATCTCTGTCTCCATCGGGGTTTTTCTGCCGAGTGGTCGCCTCGGCCTGCATGATCGTGAACTGGTTCGGCGTGAGTCGCTGGATATCGGCCAGGTACTTCAGCCCGACATTGCGTGCCCCCTCGTTGAACAGGAGCCGCGCAGTATCGAT